TAGTTACGGTACCACCAAATTGAGATATACCCCATCCATAAACTCCAACCTGTTCAGCTGGGCCTACGGGATAGTACCATTTAACTGAAAGGTCTCCATCAGTAGCCGTTGCGCTGGCAGTGGATCCCATAGTAATAGTAACTGAGGTAGTGTCTACTACTTCAGTTATCATAAAAGTTTTATCATCAAAATCAGAAGCAGAATAACCCGAACCTGTTGGAGGTGTAACATTTTCAAGAAATAAAATATCTCCTGCTGTCATTCCTGCTGTAGTAGATAAAGTAATTGTAAGAATAGCAGAGCCACTATCAGAAGCTAGCTTGTCGGTTAATGCTCCGAAGTCAGTTTTAATTGGGTGGATGTCATAATACACCGAGCCAGAATATGCGTATAAAATTCTATTGGTTCCAATGATGGCATATTTAATACCTTCTTTGTTAACCATTTGATGAAGAGCTCGAGCCGAGCCTGTTAAAGATTTGTCTCCTAATTGAGACCATCCTCCTATTTTTTCAGGAGTACCATATCTAAAACGCACATTCTCCCCACCTGTCCATTGTGCTTCAGCACCTGTGGGGGTAATTTGTTTGTTGAATCCTGGTAAGAAACCTATTTTTTGTAGCATATAAAAACCTGTTTATTGGTAGTATAGCAGATCTACGAGTAATTCAATCTGTTTTTGGTAGTTCCAACAGCTGTCTGTCCATTGACCTTCGGCCCCTGATTCTGTGGCTTGAGTTAAATCAAATCTTTTAACGTGCTCTGTTTTATTAAATTCGGGCTTGAAGTTTAATTTTTGTAGTATATAATAGTTTTTTAAAGAAGGAAAGAACCAATATAATGGACCATTTAGAAGCAATTGTTGAATTAAAAAATATAATTTTACCTAAATTTACAAGTAAAATTATACCTTTAATAAATCTAAAGAAAAACTAACTATAGAAAGTGGAGAAAATAATGGAAGATAAACAAACCTGTAAAAAAGAAGAAGATAAACAAACCTGTAAAAAAGAAGAAGATAAACAAACTTATAAAAAAGAAAAAGAAAAAACAGTAAGTATACAAAATTTTATGGGTGTATACGATAATTACATTACTGAACAAGAATGTAATAAAGCCATTGAACTTTTTGAACAACAAGATAAACTAAGAAGTACTCTCAATAGACAAATATTTGAACAAACACCTGTTAGTAGAAAACAAGACCAACAATTTTTTGCTGGTGGAAGCAATATTAAAATATGGCATGAGGAATTAAAAGTTCTAATAGCAAATGTTGATATAGCTTTTAAACACTATGCAGAAAATACAGGAGTATGTTCGTATGTAGGTTCAGATCTATTATATACAGCTTTAAAAATACAAAAAACTTTACCTACGGAAGGCTACCATGTGTGGCATATAGAACATGGTCCAGGTTATGACAACGAAGCTAGAGTTTTAGTTTATGTTATATATTTAAATGATGTTGAAGAGGGTGGAGAAACAGAATTTTTATTTTTTTCAAAAAGAGTTAAACCTAAAAAAGGTAGAATAGTTATTTTTCCAGCAACTTTTCCTTATGTACATAGAGGAAATCCACCTATATCAGGTGAGAAATATATTATAACGTCTTGGTTAAATTTAAGATGAGTAGGATGTTGGCCTTGCGCCTAGTCTATTAATTTTTTCTTCTGCTGTTTCATTAATGTTTCCATCATCGTCTGTAACATTATCATTGTCCCAATCATTTTGAATTTTAGCTAAGTGAGCCGCATCCCATCTAGTGGTAAATTCTGAAAAAGCTCCGTGAGTAGCTTCATCGAAAGCACTATGAGGAGTCGTATCTCTGTACTCTACTTCATCAGAAGTAACTGAATTTCCATATTGAATAGCCCAGATATTTGAAAAGTGAGCTTGATTCCAAAAAGAATCATCATTTATATCATATCCTGTTGGAGTAGACGCCATATCACCTGTTTTTTTAATGATCTTCTTATCATTAAATATTACAGTCCATGTTGAATTAGTTGCCATAATTTCTCCTAAGTTTTAATTATATAAATTAATGTTAAATAAGGTTGCAGAACGGAAGTTGCATCTCCAGAAAAAGTTGCACTCATATTGTGATCGTGACCTCCACCTGATCCAGTAGATCCTGTACTTCCAGCACTAAAAAACTTATGACCCGCCAAGCCATAATTTCCATTTGTACCAGCATTACCTCCACTACCGTGACTGTGAGAAGCTAATTGAGATTCGGCTAAAGTTGCATTCGCTGTTGAGCCTCCAACATTTCCTGTTGATGTTACAGTGTTAGCCCCACCAGTTGATGCTAAAGACTTAGATCCTGATTTTCCCATTGCTATATTATCTTGTAAATCAGGAAGATTAAAAGTTGATGAACCATCACCTACTCCATAAGTTGTTGAAACAATTGCAAATAATGCGGCGTAAGTTGTTCTTGAAACTGCCGTTCCATCACATTCTAAAAAACCTGTTGCTACTGATACAGCAGTCCAGGGCACAACAGTACCTGTAGGAATTCCTTCGATACCAGTAAGGTTTGCTCCTGAAAAATCGTATTTAGTTGCTTCGTAATTTGCCATAATCTATTATCTCCTATTTCTCTGTGTAAGTCCATCCTACATCTGAACCAGAATAAACCAATCCAAATGCTGCACCCTCAGTATTAACTACTAAATCGGCGCTTGTGTTTGCTATTTTAGAACTATTTCTTCCAATAGTCAATGCGTTAGAATCAAATGTATATCTTGAATCTACAAAATTTACTATATCACCATTTGTTGGAGAGGCTGGAAGCGTTACCGTAACTGCCCCACCATCTGTGTCTACAAAAAGTTGGGCCCCTGATTGAACGGTTTCTGATGCAGTTATAGTTCTCCAATTTCTAGTTTCAAGGTCTTCAACCATGTTAGTTCCATCAGAGTGACAGATATAATTATTGCCTTCGCATAATAAAAAACCATTAGCGCTCGTAACTTTAAAAGTTAAAGTATATCCTGCGTGATCAGTTCCATCTATTACGTTAAAAACTTTTTCTATACTTGCTGGAAAATTTACTATTCTGTCTCCCGCAAGAGTTCCAGTAAAATTTAGGGTCATATTTCTGGCATTAGAAATAGTTGCATCCGTCATAACAAGAGTAACATCACCAGATGCTACATCTATTGCTTGATAACCTGCAACAGATTGTTGAATTAAGTTTAAATTAGTGTTAGTTTTTGTTCCCCATGTACCAGCGTTTTCACCGGTAGCCATAAGTTCTAGTTTAAGATCTGATGAATAAGTTGATGCCATAATTTATCTCCTAATTTATACTTGTGTTTTTTTATATTTCGTTTTATTCATATTGTCAACATACATTACTTAGTAACCCTAGTCCAATTACCAGTTTGAGTAGCTGTTGTTTTACTATAATTACCTGTTTGTGCAGCTGAAACACGTCCCCATCCTATCGGTGCTACGCCACTAGGAGAAAGTGTAACAGTTGCTGATACTCCAGTCAATCCCATAACATCTGCTGGTGCAATTGCCCCTACTGAAGAAGTTGTTGAAACTCCTGTTAGAGGAACTCCAATTTCAAGAGTAAGAGATCCAAGAGAAGTTGTTGCAGAAACTCCAACTAGATCAATGAGTTCAACGTTAGCAACAGTTATTGATCCAACGGAAGTTGTTGCTGAAAGGCCAGTTAATCCCATTACATCCGCAGGTGCAACAGCACCAACTGAAGATGTTGATGATACTCCAGTTAATGGAGCTCCAATTTCAAGAGTAAAAGACCCTACTGAAGAAGTTGCTGATACTCCAGTCAATCCCGCAACATCTGCTGGTGCAATCGCACCTACTGAAGCTGTTGCACTAACCCCTGTCAATCCCATTACATCTGCAGGCGAAATAGCGCCTACTGAAGATGTTGTTGAAAGTCCAGATGGTTGAATTAATCTATTAAATGAATCTCCATAAGGTTCTTCACCCCAACCATTTCTACCCCAACCAACTAAAGTACCTGCATTATCAAAATCTCCAAGTTCAGTTATTGCACTTACTCCCGTTAGAGATACTATAGAAGTTAAGTCAAGAGTTAATGATCCTACTGAAGATGTTGAACTTACTCCAGTTAATTCTGCTGTTATTATTTGAGCTGCGGTAACAGTTCCAACACTAGAAGTTGCACTTAAACCAGTTGGTTGTACAGCATATTCTACACCCCAACCAGAGTTGCCCCATTCTTGTCGTCCCCAACCTTCTTCATTAAAAGCAGTTATTTCACCTACACTTGATGTAGCTGATACACCAGTTAAAGATATTGTGAGAGTATTAGATGCCCAGGAATTTTCATTCCATGCTACTGAAGGATTATCACCACCCCAGATAGATGCCATAAGGAGTCCCTCCTTATGCTATTGCTATAATTGCGGTTGCTGCGGCTGCTGCAGGAAACTGAATTGTAAAAGTTCCACTTGAAACTGTTTTATCTCCACCAAAAGCGATTGTACAAACAGCTGGATCACCAGATGCTGAATCATTGAAAATCATACATCCATTAGCGGTGAATGAAGCAGAAGTCCAACTTGAATCTGCAAAATCACAAACCGCAGTATCTGAATCTAAAACTGGTGTTACACTCGTTAAAGCATTTCCTTTAGCAGAATATGCACTTCCAGAGTCATTAGTAATTTCGTTAGTGGCACTATATGCCGTTGTTGATTTATTAATAGTTGCTGAACTTGTATACAAAGCTAAATTGAAAGTATTTCCAGTTGATGCTGTGAAATCATGAACAGCAGTTAAAATTTCTGTTTTAAAACTATTACAAATTGCCGATGTTATTGCCATATTTATCTCCTAATTATTGAGGCGGTGACTCGATTGGTATTCTTATTGTACCATCCGTGTAATCGTCTCGTCTTCTTCTACCAATTTGCATAGATGCAAACTTTTGTAGTTCTTGTTTATACTTTTGCTCATACAATGTCAACATGTCTTGTGGACCTTTTAAAAATCCATAGGCTTCTACCAAACAGGCATAAAGTAGCCCTTGTGGGAAGTACCTACTTACATAAGTCCCAGAAGTATTAGTCCCTAATCCTGTTGGCATTGCATTTCCGTATATTTTAATAACATAATTGGCATCTGGAGTAGGAGCCATTGTAATAGATCCCGAAGTAGAATCTGTTAATCCCGTTGCTCCTCCGAACATAGCATAATATTTAGGTTTTCCTGTAACATCAACTCCAGATGTTGTAGATCCTTCAGGACCTGTTAATCTTCCCACATACTCACTTAAAAAAGTTTGATCACGTTTTTGTAACCACGTGCCCTGTTCCGTAGAATTAGAAGCATTAAAAACTTTCACACCTCTTACAAATTGAAAACCTGCTGGAACTCTAACAGTATTAACATCTGTAGCCACCGTTCCTTCCCACTCTTGTCTATCTGAGTCCATAGGAATATCAATATTAATTCTATATTCTGCATTTTCTATAAATCTACCTAGAAGAGCACCACTAAAAACAGTACTGTCTACTTCAGTATAACTTCTAATGTCAGATTCT